CGCCTGCGAGGTTGAGCCGGATCGCGAACGTCTAAGTGGCAGGCAAGCATTTGGCGGACTTGATCTGTCCGGCAAAAAAGATTTAACAGCGCTTGCCGTTGCATTTGAGCCTGATGAAAACGGTGTTATTGACGCCTTCGTTGATTTGTGGACGCCGGGAGACACGGTTCAGGAGCGGGTTGAAACTGATCGCGTACCTTATGATTTTTGGGTTCGCGATGGCTATTTGCATGCACCGCCCGGCAAGACGATTGATTATACATTTGTGGCCCGCCGGATTGGCGAGGTTGCGGCAGAGTTTGATTTAACAGAAATCGGGTATGACCGACATCGGATTGATTATCTGATCGATGAAATGGACGCCGAGGGCGTTGACTGCTGGAATGGCGGCGACGAAGACGGCGGGACCGGGATCAAACTTACCCCCCACGGTCAAGGGTTCGTCGATATGGGCTTGGCGGTCGAGGCTGCTGAGGAAGTTATTTTAAACGGCAAGTTGCGCGTCTGGATTAACCCAGTTTTGCGCTGGAATGTTGCGTCAACCGTTTTGGATGAAGACGCAGCCGGAAACCGGAAGCCAAATAAACGAAAAGCGACGGGCCGCATTGACGGGCTTGTAGCGTTGATCATGGCAATTCGCCTGGCTTCGGAAAATGCTGAAAACAGCGGTTCATCCATTTACGAACAAGATGAAATTTTTGTATAAGCGGGGCGATGCATGGGCATTATGAAAAGCGCTGTTGCCGCCGTTTACAACGCTAGCGGAAAGTTTCTTTCGCAATCCGGGACGCCGAATTCAGGTGATGATTTCTGGTACAATCCCGTGGGGATGGACAACCATTCTGGTGTGAGAATAACGCCGGATATCGCTCTGAAGGCTTCTGCGGTTTATGCATGCGTTAAGGTGCTGGCGGAAACAATGGGGTCTCTCCCCCTGCGGATGTACCGCGAATTGCCGGGTGGCGGACGTGAAGAGGCGTCAAACCACCCGCTTGACGAGTTGCTCCGGTTCCAGCCTAACCAGACACAAACGGCTGTTGATTTCTGGGAAATGATGATGCTCCATGCCGCGTTGCGCGGTGGTGCCTATGCGGAGATTATACCCGGTGCGCGGGGCGCTGTTGACCAGTTATTGCCGTTGCATACGGACAGAGTAACACCGGAGCGAATGCGGGACGGCTCGTTGCGGTTTAAGGTGGCTGATCCGAGAAACGGCATGACGCGGGTTTTGCTGCAAGAGGAAGTCTTTCGTGTTCCGGGTCTTTCGTCTGACGGCATTAGCGGGTTGCGGGCTATTGATCTGGCATCTGAGGATATCGGGCTTGGCATGGCGGCGGACGCTTATGCGTCACGGGTATTTTCGAACAAACTGAATATTGGCGGCTTTCTGATCCACCCAAAAACGCTGTCGAACGAGGCGCAGAAGGGCCTTGTTCAAGCTCTGATGGAGCGGTTTGCGGGCATCAACAATACCCACCGCCCGATTGTCTTGCAGGAAGGCATGAAGTTTGAGCGGGCGATGATGGACGCCAAAGACGCGCAATTGTTGGAAGCGCGGAAATGGCAAACCATTCTTGTCGCTCAACGGTTTCGTGTTCCGTTGCACATGCTTTCGATTGACGACCAAACCAACCGGTCAACGGTTGAGGCGCAAGCAATTGATTTTGTTAAATACACGCTACGTCCTTGGGTAAAGAGGATAGAGCAGGCAATTCGCCGTGACTTGATTGTTGCCAAAGGCACATACGTCGCCAAATTTAATTTGGAGGGGTTGCTTCGTGGCGATAGCGCGGCGCGGGCAAATTATTTCGGGGCGGCTTTGGGGTCTTCTGGCCGGGCGGCATGGATGACGCCAAACGAGGTCCGGGCTATTGAGGGGATGAATCCGAGCGACGATCCCCGCGCTAATTTGCTGGGGGGCATGGCTGAGTCATCGCCTGCAAATATGGCCGTTACTGACAATACACCTAACGGACGGGCCGACAGGTTGATCAGAAAAGAAGTTGCGGCAATTCGCAAATCATCTATGCGGCTGGCTGATAACCCTGACGGATTCCGTCAATGGGTAACGGCTTTTTATGGCGGTCATTGTTCCTTTGTCATGGAGACGCTGGATATCCCGAAAGATGCTGCGCGGGTTTACTGCGATTTTCAGCGCGACGAATGCCTGGCTGCAAACAACATTGAAACCATGCTGACCCGTTGGGAAGAAGATAAAGCGGCAGAGATTGCTGCGACACTGGAGAAACGAAATGAGCAATAAAATCGGGAATATGCGCCGGGAACTGCGCAATAGCGTGGGCCGTCCTGTTGCCTATCAGATTCGCGAGGGCTTGGGGGCATCCTTGGTGCCTGTTCTTGAGCGGGTTATGCGCGGGGATAAGGTTCTGGACGGTGAGTTTTACGGGGCCGTTGTTGACGACGCGCCGGAGAAATCAGCCACGCGCGATGCGATTGCCAAACAACTTGCCGGGCCGATGATTATTCCGGCTGGAAAGGGCGGAAAGTCAACCGCACTGGTTTCGATGCGCGGCATGGCAATGTACGATGTTGAATATCAGCCGATGGCGTTTTCAACACTGCTCCTTTCGCAGACAATGGCCGCGCTTGGTGCTGATCCTGACATTGGCCTGATCATTCTACATATCGATAGCCCAGGTGGCGTTGTTACCGGAACGAAAGAGGCGGCGGATGCCGTTTATAAGGCGCGACAGTCAAAGCCAGTTGTCGCGCTAGTCAATCCTTTGTGTGCGTCGGCCGCATACTGGATCGCCTCACAAGCGTCTGAAATTGTCGCGGTTCCGTCCGCTGATGTTGGTTCGGTCGGCGTGTTTATGATGCACGCCGAATGCTCAAAGATGCTGGAAATGGACGGTGTGAAGCCGACCTTCATTTTTGCCAAAGACAGCCCCTATAAGATTGAGGGTAATTCGTTTGAGCCATTGAGCGAGGAAGCTGAAGAGTATTTTCAGGGCGAGGTAGACGCGATCATGACTGAGTTTGTCAAAGCCATCTCACGCGGGCGCGGAGTGCCTGTCTCCAAGGTTCTCGCTGATTTTGGCAAGGGCCGGACAATGCTTGCTCCTGCTGCAAAAACTGCTGGCATGGTTGATCGTTGCGCGCCGCTTGGGCAGGCGTTGGGCCGATGGGGTATTGGCGGCGGGGTTGCTGAGGTCCGGCAGCGTCGCGGCGAAGATGATACGCCGGATGCTAATGCTGTTGCAGGGTATTCTATCACTATCGGCGCTGGCGGCGCTGGCGGCGCAGGAGAATCAGCGGATGCTTGGGCCGATATGCTGGCGGGGGCTGAGTTTGGCGACCATACGGATATTGAGACGCCAGAAGAGGTTGTAGCATGGGTCGATGCACAAGATGGCGGTGAAGAATTGGCCGCTGATATTGACGATGTTGCGGATGTGTCGGAAGAAGGCGCTCGCGATGTTGGCGCTAATGAAACTGCAAACGATGATGACAATGCGGACGATGAACGCACCGCACAAATCGACTCAGCAAACCGGCGGCTCGCTGTAAAGCGCCGCGCCTAAGCAAATTCACGGGTAGCGGCTCTGTTGAGACCGTGATCCCGACATAGTGCGGCACTGCCGCAAATTAAACCATAGGGCTCCCAATCGGGGGCCTTTTTTCGTGGAGAATTATTATGAATACCAAAAAACTTTTTGCATGGGGTTTCGCTTTTGCGGCCTTGTGCCTCGTTGCCGTTGTGGGCGAGCCTGCTATGGCTGCACAAGCAATTCATTTGGATGCGCACAGCTATTTCAGTGAAGCTGCTGGCGCAGGTATGGCCCTTGCCGGACTTGGGCGCATCAAACTTTTGCGTGACAAAAAATCTGCTCTCTTGAAAGAGGCCGACGCCATCAATGTCAAGATCGACGATGGCGATGCATCGGAAGACGATGTTGCCCGCCTTGCCGCCATCACTGATGACGGTGGTGACCTGGATCAGGCGAATGTTTCTATCAGTCGTGAAGAAAAGTTGATGGCGCAAAAGCGCAATATGGCGCCTGTTGTCGATATCAACGAAGATACCGACGAAGAAATTGAAGCGAAAGCTCCTGCGCTGCCGAAAAAGGAAGCCGATGCTTTTTCCTCTTTTGGTGAACAGCTCCAGGCTGTTGCCCATGCCGGGATGAACAAAGGCGGCTCCTACGATAACCGACTTGTCTATCAGGCAGCGGCATCCGGTGCCAATGAGGCCGTACCTTCTGAGGGCGGGTTCCTGGTGCAGCAGGATT